CAGATGTGTATAAGAGACAGCTTTAATATTTCTATACCCCCTGACGTGGCTGTCAAAGATGCGGCTACTGTGCAGTCGGATGAGAATGACATCGATGAATGTCGTTTGCCGGGCACGTCCACATCAGGCGAGGAAGCTGACGATGAGTAAGCACCCTAAACTTGCGTTCAAAGTGGCGGAGAAGAGTAGGAATGTTCACACGGTCAAGCAGAACGTGAAGTCGGTCAAAGGCTGGGAGCAGTGGTTCTTGTTGCGGAGCGATGCTCACCACGACAATGCTCACTGTGATCTCAAGAAAGAAAAGAAACATCTCGACCAAGCGATAGAGCGGGGGGCAGGCATCCTTGATGCAGGTGACCTGTTCTGTGCCATGCAAGGTAAGTGGGACAAGCGAAAGAGTCGCGAGGGCATGAGGGATGAATACCTTGAGGGTAACTACTTAGATCTCTTGGTTCAGCATGCGGCTGACTTCTACGAGCCCTACGCCAAGAACTGGATCTTGATGGCTCCCGGCAATCACGAGCATTCAATCGTGTCGCATCACGAGACGGATCTGACTGACCGGCTGTTGACGAAGTTGAACGAGCGGACGGGTTCGCAGATCTACAGATCTGGTTATAGCGGATGGGTTCGATTCACATTCAACTTGCAGGGGTCGTACTACGGCTTTAAGCTCTGGTTCATCCATGGCTATGGTGGTGGTGGTCCGGTGACCAGAGGGGTGATCCAGTCTAATCGTCGCGCTGTATATGTAGCTGATGCTGACATCGTGTGGTCAGGTCACACACATGACCAGTGGATCTTGCCGATTACGAAGACGTACTTGAACCAGCAGGACAAGGTTGTCCATCGGGACCAGTACCACATATCCTCGGCGGGATATAAAGAAGAATATGGTGATGGTTATGGCGGGTGGCACATCCATCGCGGAGCACCACCGAAGCCAACAGGGGCAATGTGGTTGCGATTCTATTGCGAGAGCTCTCGTGAAGGAATTAGATTTGAGATAATGGAGGCCCGTTAGCCCTTGCCACGGTTTTCCACTGTTAGCCTGTCGGCTACTCCGGTCAGTCCTTTAATGGTCGCCTTTGCCTCTACCAGTTTGCAGATTGTGTCTGCGTACCCAGATCGCAGATTATCCAGCTCAGACTGCACAACCTCCAGTTCGAGAGATAGGCTTTTAGCTCGTTGGGTTTCAAGTGTTAGTTTCGTTTGCAGCCTACTACACTCGTCGTTCATCTGTGTGTTCCTTTCATAGAACGGTTATAATTACATATACTTTTGTGCGTGACCCTTGCGGATCAAGTGTTCATTAACATCGGTTCTTTCATGATAAATCGTTGCCAGCCAGCGACCGTACTTGCCTTTGCCGTATGTCCTAACCAAAACTTCTTTGCCTAGTATCAAACTGCGTAGGTAATCTCTCGCGGCATAGGCTCTTTTCTTAACGTCGCCGCTAGTTCCTCGCAATTCAGGCGTGTCGATGCCCTTAAGTCTTAGTTTGGCTGATTTCAAGGTGAGGCCGAATCCAATATCTAAATCGCATGTGACGGTATCGCCATCATATACCTTTGTGATAACACCGACATTAAGTCTTGTTGGTTGGCGACTCATGGTTGCTACCTGCCTTTCGTGCTTGGTAGGTTGTCTTTAGTGCTTGGTAGGTTGTCTTTTTGTGTCGCCGTGTACATATCAACGATCACATCCGCCATTTCGTGGGCGTATTTCCTAGCTTGTCCAAGCTCGGCGAGTAGTTTCTTGAGAAACTTAATGTGCTCTCGTCGCTCATCATCCAGATCTTTTGAGTCTCGGGTCTGGGCATTGATAATGCCACGGTAACTGGCCTCGGCGTTGTAGATTGCTTGGTCAATAAATTCAATTCGATTCGTAATATGTTCTACCATATTCGTCCTCCGATTCGTTCTAGTCGTGCTTTTGGGTTAATATGATTGATGTATCGGTCGGTCGTCGCTACGTTGCTGTGGCCGAGTTGGTCTTTGATCATGTGGAGTGGTACGTTCTCGTTCGCGAGATCGAACGCATGAGAGTGTCGCAAACCGTGAGCGTGAACCCTATGGTCGATTTCAGCTCGTGTTGCAATTCGTTTCAACATGTGCCGGATGTATGATGTGTTCAAGGAGTCTCCATGGCTATTGGCGAACAGAAACCTGCTCTTGAATTTCCGCAAAGATTTATTAATGAGGCCAATCGTCTTCATGTCGATGGCAACGAGACGGTCTTTACCGCCCTTGCCTCGCCTCACACGAAGTGTGAGGTTGGCTTCACTGAGATCGGACCTTTCCAAGTTAGCCATCTCGTTGCAACGAAGACCGGTCCGGTACAGCGTGGCTATGATCGCCTTGTCGCGAAGGCCTGCAGGTGTTTTACTGCATGCTGCAAGCAATGCTTTAACTTCCTGCGAGGTACATATACCTTCAGTCGCAGGGTACTTCAAACCCTTGTTGGGTGGTAACATCGTGTGCTCCTTATAAAAGCGTGACTACGGAGACTATAGACTGCCGATGGCAGGCTGTCAACAGTAATGGTTGTAGTTGTTGAAAAAAATGAGGTCCAGCATCATTATCCGTCACATCCCCTGACGTACGACAATGATGTGTGGGAGTGTTCTGAGACAGGATTCAAGGTTCCAAAGACCTTGGAGAAGAATCTCCAATACCGAAAGAACGTACTGGAATGGGCGAACACGACTGAGCGTCGAGAGTCGATCATGGCAGTGTGTGCCAAGTCGCCGCTCTACTGGCTCAATGTATTTGCGTGGACCTACCGCCCGAAGTACACGTGTGGCGACGGTCGCGTACGTGGTGCTAACTCTGAGTATGAGGATGCTAATGGCGTGATATGCAAGACGCCAAAAGCTGACGCGCCCATCATCACGTGGCCTGCTCAGGATCACTTCGTCGATGAGATACACAAGTGCTTTCGCCAAGGCGGCACGATGCTGGCGGATAAGAGCCGCGAGCAGGGGGCGACCGTCATCATCATGGACATGATTGCATGGGGCACTTTGTTTATCGATCGCTACTCGGCGTTGGTGATCAGCCGTAAGTCCGGCATGGTGGACAACGCATCAGAAGACTCTCTCTTTGGCAAGGTTGATTATGTATTCAAGAAGCTGCCGGATTGGATGGTCAGTGAGGAGCGGGACATTGAACGCCGTCGCGGCAATGAGCCACTAATTGTAAACACAGCCCGCCAGTCTCGCATTATTGGTGAAACATCTAACAAAGATGTAGGCCAGTCATTAAGAACAACAATCACTTTCGTTGACGAAGCAGCTCGTTTCCCTGACGGTCGAGCTCTGATGAAGTCGATCGATACAGTATCGGCGGGTTACCTGCTTGCCTCAACGCCGAGTGGGCCGGGTACTGAATTCAGCAAGCTTCGCGAGAAAGCGATGACGCCCGAGGGTCTCGGTGAAATCACAGTCTGCACGCTGGGGTATTGGGATCATCCCGACATGGGCAAAGATCGCCGCATCGTGTGCGACAGCGACGGCATCGTCACCGGCAAGGCAGGTAGTTATTACTGGGAGTCGCCAGCCTTCCGTGTTGCTCGGGCACGTGCCACATCGCCACGTGATATTCGTGAAAACTGGCTGATCGATCACGACACATCTGGGCTTTTAGTATTGGATTCAAACACGTTGGCCAAGCTCAAGGGGTCGCTTCGGCCACCTCGTACAACTGGCACGCTGGATGTTAAGAATCGCCGCTTCCATAAAGACGTGGATGGCAAGATGAAAGTCTGGTGTGAGCTGGATAAGTACGGGGATCCACCTGCCGACGATAACTATGTAATTGGTGCCGACCTTAGCCACGGTGTGGACGAATCTCATACAGCAATTGCCGTAATGTCCCGCACGACTGGGAAAATTGTTGCCGAGTATGTCGATCCATCAATCGATCCGATTGAGGCTGCTCGGTTAGTTAGTATCATGGGGGTATGGTTTGGTGGGCAACACGGTCATGCGTTTGTGATTTTCGAGCGGAACGGCCCCGGCCTTCCGTTTGGGCACGAGCTTGTTCGCACTGGTTATCCGTTCGTATACTACCAGAGGTTAGAGGATCGCCGGGTAGCTAAACGAACCCGTAAATGGGGATGGCAAAGTACAGGCGACACCAAGGAAATCCTGTTCGCTACGCTCAATAAGTATATGCGTAATGGATGGTTTCAAACGCACAGCGAGGAGGGCTGGGTGGACATGGGTGGATGGATATTTGACGATCAAGGTAGAATAGTCTGTGGCAGGCTCAGGGATCTGTCAACCGGTGCACAAACACGGCACGGTGACATTGCAATCGCGTACGGTGTGTGCTGTTTAGGAGTGACCGAAGTGTCCTACTTCGACAAGTCCGCACCACGTTTTAGGCCGGGGACGCTTGGGCGTCTAGCTGGTCACGACCGTGTTAATTTGCCCACAGGCGGCACAATAGATCCCTTTGCACGAAAGCGATAACTCATGGCTGGATTTGACCCAGAAAATATTCTAACGATGCACAGTGAAATACACGGGGCCGAGTCTCACCGAGACCTTCATCTGCGTGTGACCGCTGATTTGATTAAAGATTACCACGGTCCATACTGGCGGGAAGATCGTTCTCAAGATCTTGACCCAGCTCCAGAGAACCACGCATTGGAATGGTTGGCCCTTGTCACGAACAAGATTGTCTACGACAACCCAACGGTGTATGTCAGTAGCCGACACTCCGGCGTGCCGAAAGAAGTTCTAGCCCGAATGGAGGCGGGCATCAACCAGTGGGCGGAGATGAATGAATTTTGGAAGACGCTGCTCAAAGTGTGGTACGACTGTGCTTTCGGCTTTGGTGTGATCCGTACGACGCTACAGCCAATGCCGGGGTACAAAGGTTTCATGACGAATGCTGGGTTGCAGATCAAGCCGCAATGGCCGGTCGCTAAGCGTATACCCCCGCACCGTTTCATTATTGACTACCGTTGCGAAGAGTTCGAGCAAGCACGGTTCATGGGGCACGTATGGAAACGCGACCACAAAGATTTGCTCAAGCGAAAGGGTTTCAATCATGACGCTATTGCCAAGATCGCGTGGGACGTGGGCCTCGATAAGGTACGGTCTTCGACCAATACCTATGAAGGCCCGTCGCGACAAGAGATTGTCGGGTACGAGATCTGGGTGCCCGAGCATACTCTGCCCGAAGCCCGAGGTAGGCAGGGATACCACGGCACTATCTTTACAATGGGGGTCGCTGTTAACGGCCAAGAGGCAAGCAAGCCCCAGTGGATCAAGCCGCCGCGACCGTACTTCGGGCCAAGCTGGGGACCGTACCAAATGTTCGGGGTCTATTCAGTGCCGGGATCGGTCTATCCATTATCGCCCCTCGCGGCTACTTACGAGCAGGTTCGAGAGCTCAACGCCCACTCAGTTGCTGCAGCCAAAGGTGCTGCTGGCTTCAAGGAATTTGTCGCGTATGATCCCGCGAATCCTAATGCGGGCATGGCAGCGAAGCATGCAAGGCATGGCGAAGTGGTGCCGATTGAAAACATGACAGAGGCTATACAGCAAATCAAGCTGGGTGGCGTACAGCGGGAGCAGTATGAATATCTGTCTCTTATACACATCTCCGAGCCCACGAGACGGACTCCTATCTCGTATGCCGTCTTCTGCTT